TTATCTTCAATACTGTCATCGTGCTCTAAATTGGCACTTATTTTTGATTTAGGCATTAGGGCCTCCGTTGGTTTAAATAAAACTACTTGGGTAATACATTTCCATCAGGGTTAGCGGGCTTTTGCCCTTGGGCACCAAGCCGCATTACTTCTGCGGCAATCTTGGTAGTTGCTTGGGTTTCTGATGTTTGCTGTTTTTGAGTTGCGGACAACTCAGCCAGTTGCATACGCACATCCAATTCTTGGCGCTTCAGAGCCATGCGTGCTTCTAGTTCAGCCATCTCCTTCTCAGGCTGCGTATCTATATCGTTTGCTTTTGCTGCAGCAAGTTGTGCTTGGGCTTGCAAATGAGCCGCTTCTGATTGGAGCTTTTGCATCTCTAACTTCACCTGTTCCATCTGGATCTGCTGTTGCATCTGAGCGGCTTCTTGCTGCTCTGGCGATTGTTCAACACCTGTAATCATGCGGATACGCTTAGCAAGCTCAGCCTTACGCTGCAGATGTGAATACTCAATAATGGCATCGTCAGGAATGGCAATGCCTACTTGGCGTAGCTGCAATGCTTCTGCAAACTGCGACTCATCGAACGTGTCACGGGCTGGCATAGAAGACACAACAACGTCGTATTCACCTAACGTCATGTCATTAACAACTTCGCCTTCGGGGGTCATTTGGTTTAGTACCAACTCTTCCCGAGGTTTCATTGGGTCATCGTCGTTAGTAATCTGAATCACGCGCTCTTCGGTATAGAACGATTGGATAAGGCACATGATGTTTTTAGCAACAAACACTCGCGACCGAGCGAGGTTATCTAAAGGAACCTGGATCTGAATCTGACCACGATTCTGCTTCGCCTGAATGGCAACACCTGACACCTCTGCACTGTCCTGACCAAGCATCGCGTCAGATACACCTGAGATCTCTTTGATGTTGTTGGCTGCTTTTTGACCAATGCGATCGAGACCCGTTGGGATCTGGTTTGGTTGGATCTTTGCTGGAGCAGCTGACCCACGGTTGTATTCCAATACTAGACCTGTCTGAGCGCCACGTTCTTGGAGATCATCCGATGTCATACCATTTAAGGAGCCCGTCTCAACAACCCAACCACTGTTAGCAGTCGTGTTCACAATATGCAGTTCTTGTGAAGAGATCTTATTCAATTGCTCTTGAGGCGAGAGAAGGTTACGAACCATACCAAACGGTTTACCACGCCTGAAATACGGGAAGTAAGGTACGATCGTAAAGTCTTTGTACGGTGACCAATCATCGTGCAACACGACTTGGTCCGCAGTAATGGTCCAACGTACCTTCTTAACTAGCTTTTTGAGCATGCCAAGGCCGTACTCTTTAGCAAACATCTCAGTGCGCTCTTCGTCCCAGGATTCTGGAACTATGCGCATGTCCTTTGTTTTAGGGTCAACAAAGTGTGGAGTTAGTGTTAGTTTTCTATGCTGCCTTTCAACAACCCGAATGGCACGAACACTGTGCTTGTCATCAATGTTTCCACCATTAAGGATGGCTTCCTCAACATCACCATATGTCGTATCGCGCATCTCCACCAAGTCCATTGAATCACGGCCTAAGTGCTCGCCGTTTTCAGCAATGATACGCAAGCGATCTGCTTTCTCTTGGCCATACTGTTGCTCAATGTCATCGACGCTTAGCCACTTGGTCTTTATGACTTCGTTCCATGTGGTGGGGTCGTAATCTTTAGCATCTGGATCAGGCAGAATATCTAATGGGTCTTCTGCTGTGATCTGCACCTCACCCTCAATGTGGTCGTCGAAATTCATACGGATGTCGAAGTAACCACGATCTTGGATGATGCCGTCAGCGAACACCTGACTCTCTAAATAGTCGTATTGGTTGTTGTCACTGATCTGCATGTAGAGTTTGGTGAGCACCGCAGCGACTTCATCTGAGGAGTTACGTCGAGGCTTAAACAATACGTCCGCACGTTTAGAGGACTGCTCCCCCAGTATGGTGTTGACGGTGCTCAAAATGGTATTGATGGTCAGGTGTGGGCGACCCTCTGAATCTAATGCGTCAATGTCTGTTTGTTCCCACTGCTCACCACGATAATAACGATCACACTTAATCGCTGTCTTTATGTAGTCAGTGTGGCCCGCGTCTCTAGCCCGCGTATAGCGAGCCCAGTTATTATCTACGATCTTAGTCTCTTCTAGAGGATCGACCTTCTTTGACTTCTTGTACGCCATAGCTATGCACTCATCGCTGATTTACTGCGGTTAGGGGCCATGAGACCGGGGAGCTTATCTCTCCAAGACTCTTCAATTATTCTTTGGTCTACAACGGTGGACATCTCGGACATCATTAATCCGATCCAAGCTAAACTGTCGACTTGGTCATCGTGCACACCATTAGGGAATCGCAACATCTCTGCCATTAATCCTGCATTCCATAGTTGGAACTTGGGGAAAAACACCATACCTTGTTGCATACGGCCCTGAATCGCACGGGCTCGAGCTTCTTTATCTCTGCGCCCCGTTTTCAGTTCCATCAAATACATTTCGTACAGACCACGCTCGGCGATCCGCTTCTTTAAAAAAGGTCCAAGGGCCATCTCAATGTGCCCCCGCTCGATGCCAACGATCGACGGTTGATATTCCTCATACACATCGAGGATTTTCTCAACTAACTCGTAACCGTCCCACTTACCCCGCTCAACGTGCATGACATACATCTTGTCTTCTTGGTCTACACCAACAACAACGCCCACCGAGAAATCGTTACGATCTGCTTTACCGATCGCAAGGTCCCATGCGCAATAGACTTTTAGCTTCTTATGTTCTAGAGCGTTGGTTTTGTAGTATTGGAACATTCCGATTTTGAAGTATTCACCTTCATCGGCCACGGGGTTTTGCTGATACAAAGCGGACCAATCACGGGGTCCTACAGCCTTCTGTATGCGCATCAATGCTTCAGAGCCATAACGGGCTGGATGCAACGGTTCGTGCTTCTTACGGTACTTCTCGTCTTCCTCAGCGATGGCTGGGTACTTGATCACTTCCCAGGAGTCACCGCCGTCTTTCTCTTGCTCCAATAACCAGCCTGCTAGGTCGTCATCGTGCCAACGAGTTAGGATAACGAGGATGCCACCGCCCGGCGCGAGACGCGTATAGGCCGTTGAGGTATACCAATCCTTTGCCGTTTGGCGAGCGGTCTCAGATTCAGCTTGCTCACGGTTTTTTACAGGATCATCAATTACTAATATATGAGCGCCTTTACCGGTGATCGGTCCGCCCACGCCTGCTGCGACATAACCACCACCTTTGGTCGTTAGCCACTGCTCAGCGCCCTGCGATTCGGGATCTAATCGGGTTTCAAACAAGGACTGATACTGCTGATCACGCAAAAAGCCACGCACTTTGCGCGAGAACCCCATGGCCAACGAGCCAGAGTAGGAACACGCAATAAATTCGTGGTCTGGATAACGCCCAAGGTGCCATGCGGGGAAGGTTTTAGAGGCTAATTCACTCTTACCGTGGCGCGGTGGCATAAATAGCATTAATCGGGGGGATTTTTTAGCGTCAACATCTGCTGAAAATTTTTCTAGGCGCAGACAAATGTCTTTATGCACCCATCCTGGTATGTAGTTGTCGTTGAACCGCTGTACAAAGGGCAATAGGTGTCTCCGAGCCAGCTCACGCTTCGCTAGTTCTGCCTGTGCAGCCATCTTAGGGTCGAAAATACCATTCTCGTCCGTAAAATCTGGCTGTTTTCCTAAGTCTTGTTTTTCCAACGTGTCTCGTTCCGATTGTCTCAAACGTTTGTTGTGCAAAAGCTTGCCTTTGTGGGCGAGTTGGGCTTTTTGCTCTTCTTCTTTCTCTTTCAAATACTGCTTATGGCGCTTTGGGTCAGCGATAATTGCTTCAAACGCACGGCGCTCACCGAAATTCTTACACTTTGAGCAAACGGTCGGCGCGCTATGGGCATCGAACAACGTGTGTGGTCTATCCTCGTTGCAAAAAGAGCACTTCTTAGTGTCCCTCTTTTCCATTGCTAGCCTCCACTTCTTCAAATACACCGTCGATCGTTGAATCAGGGTTAAAGTGTGTGTCACCTAGCCCTGCTAGCTTGAGTAAATCTGCATCTGTTGCGGCTTCTATGTGCCGCTCAGAATTTATATTCACGCTAATCGTCTGTATCTTTTGTGGCTCGTAGAGGCCATGCATTTTTGCAATCTCTCTAAGTGCTGCGACTTCTTCTGTTGAGCTACCACTCTTTCTGTGGGCCTCAAAAAATAATTTAGTAATACTTTCCCGAGTGACCGCAATGCGATCGAACTCTTTCTCTCGGAAGTAGGTCAACGTGCGTTGTATCACTGCGTTGTTCACCAACTTGGATGAATTAGCCTGTGAATACCCTGCCTGTTTACCTGCCTCAGTGGTTGAATACCCTAGCAAGTAGTACCTAACAAACTGCTCTTGCTGTTTGGTCAACTTCGGCAGCACTTTATGCCCTTCTTCAAAGGCATCTTCTGCAATTTCCATACTCTAACGGCCTATAAGCATCACTTCGGTCTAACGCCGAATTTATGTTGAAACAACTGCCAAGCGAAATACTCTACGTCTTCGTCTCGAGCAACATTTCTGCAGTAGTTGTACATCGTACAAACCACTCGCGTATTCTCGGGCGTGTAGCCCTTGTCGTTATCAATGCGATCAAGGCTTGGAGAAAATGGGTGCCTTGTGAATCGCTTGTCTTTGTCATAAACAAAACTTATACCGGTCATTGCGCAGCTGTGGTCTTGTGTTTCAAATCTGTCAAGCAACCACTCGACGGTTAAGGTGAACTCCAACGATTTTTTAATCGCTCTTTTCCGAGCACTACTGAACATCTGTTTAGGTCTGCCGGTGGCGCTGTAATAGCGTCGCTGCTGACTGAGGTTCTTCTGTATTCTGCGCTCTATAGGTTCCACACAACGACCATATAATATTAGCAGTGCTTATAATAACATATAAAAAAAATTAATTTACCTTTTTAGGTGGTCTATGGCCGATGGGCAGGGGTTGGGTACTTTACCCACAGCGCCCCCCTTCCCCCGATTCCGATATTGGAACCTTGTTTTCAATTTCCATCGTCCGGGACCCCTACAGCTTTTCGCCCCTCGCTTCGCTCGTCGCGTTCGTTTTGTCTCTTTGTCAATTTTGACTTCGTCAACTATTCCAAAGGATCTTAACCATGAAATCATTCGCTATTAACTTTACGTTCAAGAGCATTGTGTGTATTGCCTTAACACTACTCATCATGTTCGTTGCGCTGTTCTACTTACAAGGCTTCGGCTTGTTGATCATCATTACACTGCTAGTGTTGGATCGTGTTGTGTCTTACATCAACCGAGCGCACGTATGGTTCTCAGTACGTGCATGGAGGAAGATGCTATGAACTACGTTTCGTTACCAACTCCTGTAGTCTGGGTGCCTAGCCTTACTTCGTATGGCCTTGCTTTGCAAGAAAACCAGACTATAGAGACCGTGTGCGTGTGGCCTTGTGGCAGCTTCTGCCACTTAGAAGACCTCGCAGAGTTCTCAAAACTCATGCCAACCGCCGACTACGAAGTAATGACGATTGGAGATGTGTTTT